GGTGGATCACTTAATTTTGTGAGTAGCGTTACATTGTCAGGAGGATCGGCTGAGTTTACTGGCCTTACAACGTACGACACTTACTTCTTCCGATATGAGGGACTAGTTGGAAGTGCATCAGCAAATGACCGAATTGTTATGAGCGACGATAATGGCTCTAGCTACGAATCATCTGGCTACGCTTGGTCAGGAGTGAATTTTCCATCTAACGGTTCTATCTCTAATCCATATCATCGAACTGACAGTAGCATCGATCTTAGTGCCACCTATGCTGGTTCTTCATACCGGGCTGGTTGGCTCTATCTCCATAGAAAAGGAAAATCTGCAACTGGTGCAGTGGTTATTTTCCAAAGTTGGGGATTAGAGGATGCCACTGGCTATGAAACTGGACGGGCTAGTGGTGGTCGTTTAGATACTGGCACGATTGTCAACGCGATTAAGTTTTACAGAAGCTCTGGAAATTACAGTGCTGGAAAAATTTATGCATATGGCATTAGTAATAGTTAGGAGTAGATAGATGGCACAAACAACATTAGACAGGCGTATGTTTGGTTCACAGGTAGTCGATGAGCAGTCGCATCTGTCAGACCACACAATTACTGCCAGCGATATACTTACCTTCTCCGACGTTGGAGGATCGAATGTTTCAAAAAAGGACACTGTGCAGGGCGTTCTCGACCTAGCTGGTGGTGGTCAATGGACCCACGTTAATACAACAGTTTTTAATAACACAGCTACTTGGGAACGAACAGGGTTAGCGGCTGATGAATGGTATAAAATTATTATGATGGGCATTGTTCATTCAACGGCTGGTGGTCCGGGACTTCTTGTTGGGCATGGTGGCACACCAACATATATCACTTCAAATTATAGGTGGGCGCAGTCAGGTCAGAATGGTGCAGGGGCAGAGGACAGTGGTGGAACGAGTGGATCAAGGTTTGATATTTATTCAGCAACTGGAGATCAAAATGCTGACTATACCGCAAACATAGAGGCTGTTGTTTATACTGGGTCTGGTGACAGTGTTCGTATCCCAACTTGTTTTTCCTATGGTCAGATGTGGGAACATGGTGTTGGCTCACCTACCACTTTCACATTCGCTGGTGGAAACGTGGACAGCGCATTTAACTCAGCCGCTGTTAGTGCATTAAAAATGGACCCCGTATCTAGTGGTAACTTTACTTACGGTGAAGTTCAGTTTTTCAGCCTTAGTAATTAGGAGCTAAAAATGGCAAGGTCAGACTATACACACAAGATGGTAAACGGTGAGCGTGTAGAACTCACTGAAGCAGAAATAGACGAGTGCGTTAAGCGTGAAGAAGAGTGGGAGAAGGGCGCAGCAGATCGTGCTTGGGTAGCTATTAGACAGGAACGTGATAGACGTTTAGCTGACACAGATTACTATGCCCTGTCAGATGTAAACTTGGCTGATAATATGAAGACGTATCGCCAAGCACTAAGAGATGTACCCAAGGATAATGCTGATCCAGTAAAGTTTCAGACTCAGTGGTGGGACTTTGTTGCAGAGAAAGATGGTGTAAGTGATCCTTGGCCTACTAAACCATAACTGAGGACATATAAACTGTGGACCCAATTACAATCGGTGCTGCTATCGGAGCTTGTAAAGCTGCCGTGGGTACGGCTAAGTCGATACAAGAACTCTCACACAGTTTACAAGACTTATGGACAGCAGAGACAGACTATCAAAGTAACAAGTCCAAGAAGAAAGAACCTGTCAAAGCTACTTCCCGTATGCAACAGATCATACGTAGAAGGGCTAGGGAAGATGAAGATGCCTATGGAGATGACACATCTATAGCTAATGTTGCTACTGCTGTACTAGCAGAAAAAGAAAACAATTTAGCATTAGAACAACTTGCCATTGAGATAGATAAGAAATGGGGAAGAGGTACTTGGGAGAAGATACGATTAGAAAGAGCTAAACGACTTAAAGCTAGGCATGAAGCCAAGAGAGAAGCAGCTTTAAAAGCACAGCAGAAGAAAGAACATGATGATGCTATGCTTAAAAAGGTTCTCATGGAAAGTGGTAAAGCAATACTCCTAATCGTAATGGTACTTGGAATGGTATATGGATTGCTTTGGGCTAAAGATAGAGACAAATCTAGTAGATTTCCAGTTAAGTCAGAAGTAGAGAAGTCATGGAATTTGGTATAAGAGAATTAGTCCAGTTTGGTACATTACTAGCAAGTTTAGCAGGAGCATTTGCTGTAGTAAAGTCTCAATTGTCTAGAGTTATTCAAGACATTTCTGAAATAGAAAAATTTATAAATAATATTAATACTCGTATAGACCAAGCTGATGCAGACAGGGCTGTAATTAAACATCAAAATAAAGTGTTCTCTACTATATTATCTCCTTCTAAACTTGAAGCACAACATAGAGAAATATCTGAATTAAGAACTGAAATGAAAGTAGTACATAAAAATTTAGATTCATTAGCACATATGCATAATGGTAAACACCCACCAGTAGGATAAATAATGTTTGGTTTAGCAGTTGTGAGGGCAATGGAATTTATGAGTGCGTATAGATTTGAAATGGAAGATGATGAGCCTACTATCTGTGTAAAATGTGGGCGAGAAGGTTGTGAGTGTGGTCCCGATTGTGAATGTGGTACCCCATTTGATAAGACTTTACCACCACAGAAAGAACTGTTACAAGACTTTGAGGAGTAAATATTATGCCTAAGTTAACATTATTAGATATGACTCAACGTGTCTTGAGTTCTATGGATGCTGATTCTGTTAACTCATATGCAGAAACAATAGAGTCTGAACAAGTAGCTTTTATAATTCGTGATGCTTATTATGATTTAATAAATGATATTGAAATCCCTGAACATAGGAAACTAATTGCATTAACAGCATTGGGGGATACAGCTAAACCTACAACTATGTTAATACCTAATGGCATACATAGAATAGAGGAGGTAAGATACAATAAAATTAAATCGGGAGATACAGATAAAGATTATGAAGTTATCCCGTATATGGAACCTAATGATTTTTTGAATATGACTTTATCTCGTAGTTCTTCAGATTCTACAGTAGTGACAGTTGCAGTAGATAATGGAGAAGTGTTAGTTAAAAATGATAAGGCACCAGATTATTATACAACTTTTGATGACGCTTATTTAATTTTTGACTCATATGATAGTACTGTGGACAGCACATTACAAACTAGTAAGTTTATGGTATGGGCTATTCAAGAGCCTACTTTTACTATGTCTGATACTTTTGTACCCGATATAGATGTTAATCTGTTTCCACTACTATTGAATGAAGCAAAATCTGTGGCACATGTAGAAATAAATCAAAGAGCTAATCCTAAGGCTGAACAAGTGTCACTAAGACAAAAGATACGTTGGCAATCTGATAGACACAACGTAGCTGCATCACGTAGTAATTATTATGGAAGGGCGAACTATGGAAGGACATCTCGTAGACGGGCTTGAGTGGCAGACACAAAACAAAACACTTCAAGTTATTAGTAAAAATCCATATGGATTTATGCATTTTAGATTTAAAGAAGGTGGAGCTTTGCCTCAAGAATTAAGTGGAGCATATACCAATGTATCTGATGTAGAAGCTGCTGGTAATAAATATATTTCATCTGTATTTATTAGTAGTAATGCACATAAAGAGCGTCCTGTGTTAAAAACTAAAAAGGTTTCTACTAAAGTCAAAGAAGAGGAATAGATGCCTAAACAAGACGCATTAAAGGTTTACAATACATTTGTAGGTGGCTTAGTTACTGAGTCCACTCCTTTAACTTTTCCTGAAAATGGAGTAAAGGATACTGTTAATTGTATCTTTGATAAGAAAGGAGATATACGTAGACGTTTAGGTATTAACTATGAAAGTAGTTCCTCATTAACAAATAAAAATGTAACAGAAAGTGAATGGCAAACTAAAGCTGTAGGGTGTTTTGAATGGAGTGAAGTAGCTGGTGATGGTAGTAGACACTTTCTAGTTGTTCAAGTTAATGCAACTTTATATTATTTTGATATAGGAAGTCAACCAGTATCAGGGAATCTTAAATCTTTCACAACTAGTTTATCTTCTTTTGCAGCCCCCGGAGCTACTGATGTAGGTTCTGAATTAGTATCTGTATCTCATGGAAAAGGATATTTGTTCGTAGCCTCTAAAAAAATTAAACCTTTCTATGTAACTTATAATGCTAGTGGAGACTCTATTACTAATACTGAAATAGGTATACGTATTAGAGACTTTGATGGGGTAGACGATTCATTAAGTATTGATGAAGAGCCTTCAAGTCTTACTACAGAACATAGTTATAACTTAAAGAATCAAGGATGGGTATCCCCGGGTGGATCAGTAAGTGATCCAGTTACTACTTATCATTCTAGCCAATCTAAGTATCCCGGCAATAATAAACAATGGTGGGTAGCTAAAGATAGTTCAGATGATTTTGATCCTGCTGAATTAACTAAGATATTCTTTGGTAATACATTAGCACCAAGAGGGCACTTTATCCTAGACCCTTTCAATAAAGATAGAGATACTGCATCAGGTCTATCAGGAATAGCTGCTGAAGCAACAACAACCAGACCACAAGCTGTAGCTTTTTATGCAGGACGTTCATGGTTTGGTGGACCACCTGAGTCTACTATATCAGGTCATGTATACTTTAGCCAGATTATTGAAGATGAAACTAATATATCTAGGTGTTACCAAGAAGCTGACCCTACTTCTGAAAAGATTAGTGATCTAGTAGCTACTGATGGAGGAGTAGTTGTTATACCAGACGCAGGGAATATCCTAGCTTTTAAAGTTACAGGAGAATCATTACTAGTTTTTGCTGATAATGGATTATGGGAGATTAGCGGTAATGCTGGATCGGCTTTTACGCCTACAGATTATAGTGTCTCTAAAGTCAGTTCGGTGGGTATTATTGGTAAGCGTACTATTGTTGATGTTGAAGGCACTCCTATTTGGTGGAGTGATAGGGGAGTATATAGTATAGGACGTAACCAAGTTACTGACCGTATTGAAGCACAATCATTAAGTAAACAAACTATACAAGGATACTATGATGATACTATTCCTGCTGCATCTAAAACTTATGCTCAAGGATCATATGATGCTGTAACAGGTAGAATTATATGGGGGTGGAACTCTGGTGGTAATGATACTAACTATAGGTATAAGTTTAATAGAGCCTTAATATTTGATACAAACATTGGAGGTTTCTATCCTTGGTCTATAGGAGAACTTGCTAGTAACTCCCCTTATATTTTTGGTATATTTACTTTACCAACAGTTAGTAGAGTGAGTACAACTGATACTGTTATTCAAGCATCATCAGGTGATACAGTAGTTCAAGCATCATCAGGTCAAACTGTTATTGCAGATGTAGATGTTATTCGTGGTGGTCAAACAACTACACTATTTATTACAGCAGTTCCGGGAACTGGTGAAAGTGAAATGACTTTCTCTCAGTTAAACGATAGTACGTTTGTAGATTGGAAAGGTAAGGATGGTACAGGGACTAACTTCGATAGTTACTTTGAAACAGGGTATCTCTTAGAAGGTAATATAACTAAACGTAGACAAACTCCACATATCTTTGTTTACTCTAAACGTACTGAAACAGGGTATGTTGCTAGTGGAGATGATCATATACTACAGAATCCTTCCAGTTGTTATATGCAAGCACGATGGGATTTTTCAGATCATAGTAACTCTAGTAAATTTGGACGTAGACAACAAGTATATAAAATATTAAAAGATTATGATAAAACTCCTACCTCTTTAGATTTTGATAATGGTTTTCCTGTAACTATGACACGTAATAAAGTACGAGGAAGTGGTAAAGCCTTACATCTATACTTTGATAGTGAAGAAGGAAAAGATTTTGATATCTATGGGTGGGCTATTCATTTCTCAGATAATGCAGGAATGTAAATAATGTTTGGTTTAGGTTCAATATTAGGTATTATCGGCATTGGTATTACTGCCGTTAGTACTTTTATGTCATTTAGGGCTGCTGAAGATCGTGCTGACGCATTAAATAAACAAGCAGAAGAACAAAATAGAGTTAGAGAATTAGAATTAAAGAAGCAAAAGATAAAGGCAAGACGTGAAAAGTTTAAATTAATACGTGAAGCAAGGATAAAGAGGGCTGCAGCAGTTGCAGCTGCTAGTTTCCAAGGTGCACAAGGGTCAGTAAGAGGTGGATTTGGCTCTATTCTATCACAACAAAGTTCTGGTTTACAGTATATTAACCAAGCAGTATCTATAGCTGATCAACAGAATATTTTTTATAATCGAGCAGCTATGTTTGCTACCCAAGCTAGAGATGCAGGAACTAATATGGCTATGTGGCAAGGTATGGGTAAACTTGGTAGTACTATCTTTTCTAATAGAACTGATATAGCGGATATATTCTCCTAATGATTAATGATGTTGTAAATTTACAGACTGATGGTGAAATTAATGATGTAGTTGATTTGAAAGAATCAGGTAATCCTATATCTATACCTACTGCAGAACTAACTGCTGCTATTGCTACATTAGCTGTAAAAAGATTAGGAGGATTATCTCCTGAAGCAGCTAAAGAAAAGTATGGTTTGTACTATGACCTAGCTATACAGAATGAAGAAGAGTCAATTCAAGCTGAGTTAATTGATTTAAAGTATCAACGTATGGAAGAATTAGGTCAGTTAACTATTGAAGATGCAGCTGCAAGAGGAGATAGTGAAACAGTTAAAGATGTTTCTGAGTTTGTATACACATATGATCGTGAAAAAGATGAGTTAGGTATAGCAGAAGTTGAAGCTGCTAATGAAATAGTTGAATCTGGTGCTGCTGATCCTGATAGAGAAATACAATTAAATGAAGAGGTTAATGCTGTAGACGATACTACAACTGATCTACCTTCTGTTTTGTATTCTGATGCTGTAGCCGATGTTACAGCTGAAAAGATGATGTTAACTAAAGTTATCCGTAAGTATGCGGATAGATTAGGTTTAAGAACTATTCCTGAATTGTTACAGACAATGATTCCCTTGTA